GTACATTTGATCTTGTATGCCTCTGGCTTGGCCACCCATTTGATTAAAAGCGTCCATTTGATTCATCAGTCCTTGTTGACCTAGCATGCCCATTTTTCCAAACCCTGCTCCCATGGTTCCCATCTGACCGCCAAGCGATCCCAGTCCTTGTCCGAATTGACCAAACTGACTTCCTAATCCACCTAAACCTTGCCCAAAGTTTCCGTACTGTCCGCCCAAAGTTCCCATTCCTTGTCCGTAGTTTCCAAACTGGCCTCCTATTTGACTCAGCCCTCTACCAGCGTTTTGTGCGGCTGTTCTGGCTCCTTCATAACCTCTTGAACGAATAGCGCCTACTGCCTCCGCGGCTCCACGTCCTAGTTGTCTTGATCTTTCGCCTTCCATTAAACGACCACGGGATCCGCCAAAAGCTCCTTGTCCAATTTGATCCGCCCTGTCTACCTGACCTTGCCCAATACCCGCTTCTTTTAAATCCGCTAATGTTTGTTGTACTACGTTGTCTTCGTAAGGATCATAAAATTGTTTTGCTGCACCCGGAGCGTACATGCCCGCTGCTGTATCTTGATAGGCTCCTGCTGTTCCGTACATGCCCGCACCTTGATCGGTTAGATTAGCCCCTCTGCCGTACATGCCAATACCTAAATTAGTGGCGTCTGCGCCTCTGCCGTACATGCCCCTGCCTTGTTGTTGAGTGCCGTAGCCTTCTTGCATCATTTGTGAACCTTGTTGCATATAAGGAGAAAATCCTCCTAAGCCCCCCGCCATTTCACGAGCGCGCATTTCATAAGGATCTAAGCCAGCATGTTGTCTAACAGGAACGGGAGTTGGTTGATTGGCAAAATTGAACATGGAGTCCAAATAGCCTTTTCGCATCGCTGCTGCATAAGGTTCTTCGTAAGTTGCCTTTGTTGTGTTATTTGCGTAAGCGGCCATTATCTCATCCTTCCTGCGTTTTCTGCTTGGTGCATTAAATTATATAAGTATTCAGGGGTTAAATTTTCCGTGGCTTTTCTTGTCATGACAAACTCTCCGGGTTCTAACATGGCTTTTGTTACGTCCCCCGGTCCTTCCATCCTATTTTCTAAACTGGCTATCCCACCTGCTTGCATACCCGGAGGGGGGTCTGCGTTGTAAGTAGTGGGTTGATTGGCATAAGCCATTCCCGGTAGTAGTGCTGGTTGTAAATTAGATATTTGATAGCTGGGTTGTCCGCCACCGCCGCCGTAAGCTTCTTGTCCAATAGGAACGTATCCTGCGGAACCGCCTTTTCGATCGTCGTCCAATAATTTTTTGCCCAACAAGATTTTTATTAAATCGTTGTCCAGCATGTTTTTAGATCCGCCCGCTAAAGCGCTTAAGAGGTCTGTTATACCTCCGCCAGTTTTTTTCTTGCCACCTGAACCGCCGCCAATAAACTTACTAAAAAGTTCACTTGCAGCTTTCCGTATTTTAGGACCGGCTGTACCGCCAAATATTCCTGTTTCATCTTCTGGTGTAAAAGGACTTTCGTAGTTGTATCCTGTAAAATTACCTTCTTTATCAAAAAGATCGTTATAGTCAATATTAGACGACATGTCTTGATCTGCGCCATACCAATTTGTGTCATCTCCGCTGAACATATCTAAGAAAGAAGTATCATCTTCAATCCCTTCCATCCAACTTTTATCTTCCCACCAATTATCTGCCATAATGTCACCTATCTTATCGTCTTTTTTAGTCCGTGTCTTGTTTGTGTGAAGCCCCGAAGTAGAAGCTGATTATAGCTGAAGCTAAGCCACCTAAATAGCCCAACACCAAATTAATCAATGCTTCTGAGTTTTGTTCGGGTGGTTGTAGCGTTACAAGGAATATATACCCCATAAACCCACCAACCACAAGGATCCCCATTATTCTGGCTGTCCAGTCTTTGCCAAATTTTCCTCTGGCGTCTTGTATGTCTGCTGTTTCTAACGCAAACAGATCTATGTCGAGTTCTTTCATTTTGATTTCAAAATCCGTCTCAACTTTTTTTAGTTCTGCTAATTGTTCAGGAGTGGCTTGTTCTATAGCTTTTTGTATCTTTTTTGGTTCAGGATCACAACCCAATACATCTGCTATCATGTTAGCAGCCATGCCTCCCATGGGTCCTCCTAACGCGGTTCCTAACGTAGGAGCGACTGTTCCTATCAATGTTTTTAATAAACCTAATTTCATATTATTTCTCCACAGGAACAAACAGTCCTTTTTCTATTAATATAGCACGATTTGCCATGTGAGCGTCGTATACCAGAGCTTTATTTTCTGCATTGTACTTGACTGCGTGGCACTCTTTTATCATTAGTTCATTGACGTTACGCATTGAACCTTCTTCAAATTCTGCCCAAACTTCAGCGATAACCCTGCCAAACTTGCCTCTGGAGTCTTTTAGTTTGGTTCTTAATACAATCTTTTTTCCTTTAATACTTTCTTTAAGATAAGCTTTACTGAGCTTACCTCGTGCTTTTTCATCCAAATCACGAGTCCTCGACTCGGGCGTATCAATACCACCCAAACGAACCCTGCAATCGTAGAGGATATCAAAGCCAAGGTTAAGAACAACATCCATAGTATCACCATCGACCACTCTTTTAACTTTGCAACTATATTCATACATATCAACATTTCCACCTTCTGCGCGCTTGTCTGATCCTTGAATTAGGATCATTCTTTGTTTTAGCAGAGCTCTTCTTAAGCTGACCCGCAGACCTTGCACAATAAGATTTACGTCGTTTCGCTGCCTTACTTCCCTTCTTTACTTTCCCTGTTACGGCTGTTTTTAACTTAGATCCAGGGTTTGCTTTACGATAAGCACGCACACCTTTTTTGGTCATGCCTGCACCACTTTTAGTAGGACGATAATTAGCGCCTTTGCCTTTAGTGGTTTTTCGTATTGCTTTCTTTCTTTCTGCCATTACTTCTTAGCCGTTTTCTTAGCTCGTTTAAAATTTGCTTTTGTAGGAGCGCCTTTAGTACCGGGCTTTCTCATTTTTTCTTTTGACCCAGCTTTTATTCTTTTTCTTTTTGCGTGTATGTTTGCGTACAGTCCTTTCTTAGCCATTACGGCCTCCTTAAAGCTTTCTTATAATTAGACACTTTCCCACTTTTCATGGGTTTTCTTTTTATTTGTTTAACTTTAGCTGTCATGGAGCATTTTCTCCTGCAATCTAACGGCTCTATTTCCTACTTGTGTGGCCCATTTACTGTCCATCATTTCTTCTCCAGCGGTCTCAAAATCACCCCCTTCTAAAGCAGCTAAGAATTTTTTAAAGTTCTTTAATCTAGGGCAACCTAAGTTAAAACACATATTAGCAAGAACACGCTGACGTGTCTCATCTAGCTCTTTCCACCACGGCATGTTTCTGTTTAATTCGTCGCACACAATGTCTATATCATTATCTAAACATTCGTTGATTCTTTCGTCTGATACTGGAGTTCCTTCGGGCTGATTAATTTCTGGATCTGTGTCCAAGATTAAATGACCAACGCCAAACGTAAGAAACCCAAGATGATCTGAGTAGACTTTATTTATGCTTCCTTCATCAATAATAAGTTCTTCTATTAACCTTTCTTTGTTCATTATGTGTACCATTTCTCTATATCCCAACCATATTTAGGCCCGGTTATATTTATTGTTACGTTTCCATCAAGCGTTACCGTCACTTCTCCTACAGAAGCTTTTCCTTGCAGTCCTACTTCTTCTTCTGTGGATAAGTTGTACCAGTTTGTTCCGTCAAAATACTGTATTGTTTTGCGAGTAGTGTTCCAAATAATATCACCAGCATTAAATAAATGTTTATTGCGTTCCGTTTCTGTAAACTCTGGTGTCGCACTTGGATCAAACTTATTAAGACTAAGCTCAATCGTTCTAATCATTTTATTGTAAACATCAGGTTTAACTTCATTAAAAGCAACGGGTAACTTGGTGTTTAATAATTTTGCCACTATCTACGACCGCTTGGTTTAACATCCATACGAGTATCGCCCAATACCCAACCCACACCTTTTTGTGTATCAACGTCTGAATTATCATCATCCGATTCAATCCTAAAAACCATTTGTCGCGCGCGTAGGCGCGTGTCTAACCTTGTTGTTGTTCCGGTTACGTTTTGCGTTGTGTTTGTAGTTAAACTTTCTCCGGGGTAGTCTCTGGTTTTTAAAACAAAGTTAATTGTTTGGTCTGTTCCACCACTGCCTGTAAATTTAACGTCTGGTATGACTCGACTGATTGAAGAAAAATAATCTCCGTCTTGTATGTCCATGTCGCTGGACTCGATAAAAACGTTAGACATTGCAGAACCATCGTCGTCATTACCTTCTTCATGTCTGTATAAATAATTGGTTGAGCTACTTTTTCCTGTGGCTCTAGGATAATCAACAAGACCTTCATCAAGCCATGCAAAACGCGCTAGTTCACCAATGCTCCACGTTTGATCGTTATAGTTATACGTTACATAGCGGTCTACTTCTGTGCTGGAAGCAGAAGGATAAAACCATCCAACTTCATTAAATTGTTTGTTTAAAAACCCAAAAACTTTATAGGACTGCCCTTCATTTATATCACTAAATACATAACTGTGCACACTACAAGGAACAGGAGCTATTGTTCCTGCATAGTTATAAAAACCTTTTCTGTCCATCCAAAAAGCTCCACGAGGAGTATTTACAGCGCCTTTTGGACTAATTAATCCTACCCCTTCGTTCATCAAAGTTGTGCCAAATGTGTAAGGAGGCCCTATAAACTGTAAGTTGTACATTGAAGTATCTGTCCACACCAATGTTTCTTGACCCGCTCTCATTGCTCCAACAATTAAAGACCCGGCGGAAAGTCTAAGAGACCCTGCCGTGTTAGTGGACAACGGTTCCCATTCAACAGCACTTTCTTGGTCGCTCCAAGCAATAAGCATTGGGTCAGACGCCGAAGTTCTAACATTACTGTCATTAATTGGGTCTGCTCCAAAACAAATTACGTGTCTGTCTATGTCGCTTACTAATATTTGTAAAGCTATAGTAGGCACTAAATTTGCCCCTGTAAGTTCTGAAAAAGCTTTAGCTCTTACGCTAGAGCCTCCACTTTCGTCCCAATAATACACGCCACCCCCACGAACATTTATTAAAAGATCTTCGCCAAAATTATCATGCGACCATAAACGTAATTGATTACTGGAACTTAAAGGAGAAGAACTACCAAACGTACCTGCTCCCCAAGTATTTGCTCCCCACCCTGTGCTTTGAACGTACACATCAAGACCTACATTAATTTGATACGATCCGTCTACCCCCGAACCACCATTTCCTGAGTCACTGGAGTTAGCTGTGACAGTATCGTCGTCCGTATCTTTAGCAGTAAACGTGTAAGTGCTAGAAGAAGGAACTGCTGTTATTTGATATTCTTGGTTTAAAACCGCTGCGGTTACTAAACCTCCTAAAGATGCTGCCCCAGAAATAGTAACGAAATCGTTAACAACACAGCCATGACTTGAGTCTGTTGCAGTTATAGTTGAAGATCCATCGGTTGCTGCAAATACAATACCATTAGTTGTAGTTGCTCGGATAGGAGTAATGTCATCAAAATTCTCCCCCGTTGAAACGTAATATTTAAATGTGGTCCCAAGCCCTAAATATTTAGTTCCTTGTATATCAACCCAACCATGCAAAGCTCTGCCCGTGCCTAAGTAGCTAGTTTCAGTATCTTTTAGCCAACCACCTATTTTTTCAGGTCTTCCTTGACGAAAGCGTACTAAATTACCATTAAACCAACCGCCTTCGTTACTGTAATCAGTACCTTCACGATTGATTCCTGGTTTGAATGTATATTTGGCGTAGGGCATATTTCATTTTAAAAAATTTGGCTACTTAATATACTGGCCATTCCAATAATTAAAGAAGCCAACGTTGTGATAATTAAAACTTCTAGACGTTTAATTCTGTAAATAGTTTCACGCCACCGTTCAGCACACACTGCTTCGTGCTTGTCTAGATCTGCTGCAACTTCCACGGTGGTTTTTCTGGCCATCTATTTATCTTTAGCTTTGCCTATGTTTAAAGCTAAAAAATCAATACCCTTATAAAGTTTTGCTAAAAACTTATCTCCTTTAGGAGTAGGAGAAACAGCAGCCACAAGTGAAGCTATTGCAATAATAGTGCATATCCACATAAATATATTTATATATAACATCTTAATTTACCTCTTTGGTTTCTTCTTCTTCTAAAACTTCTTCAGCGACTTCTTTAGAAGCCTCAACAAAAGCATTATTAAAAACTGACATACTGGCAGCTACTTGATCCAATTGAAATTTAAGACTTGCTTCTTTGTTTCTCAAATCCAGTAATTGCGAGTGTAAGTATTTCTGTTGGTCGGACAACTCAGATACTTTTATCTCTTCATCGTCTATAAAGACTACGGCTTCTTCGGTCATATTATCTCCTAGTTAGCTGCTATGTAATCTGTGCCAGTGGTAACGGCTGCAACGTGAGTAGTCTTCTTACTACCTGCTGCTCCTTTTACGTTTGGCGTATCGTCAGTTGCATCGCTTGCATCAGGTTCATAAAGCAAGATAGCTGAAAGGTGGTCAACATTACGTTGCACCAATTCATTTATCTCGGCTTGTGTCAGCCCTGTTACATCGTGTGTTCCAGCTTTTACTGCATCTATTAGTGTTACTGAATCGGTTCCTGATGCTAGGCATTCTGTTACTGTTTGTGCCATTTTTTACTCCTTATTATTAAGTTTAGTTTCTAATTCTTCCACCTTCGCGGAAAGTTCTTGTAGTGCTTTGGTTAAGATAGGTATTAGTTTTCCTTGTTTAACTTCAAGTCTTTCTGGATTTGATTCGTACACTAAATCTAATATTTCATTGCTATCGTCTTCCATAGCTTCTTGTAATTCTTGAGAAATAAAACCAATTCTAGTCTTACCATTGTGTGTACTTTCTAAATCTCCTTTAACTAAATTTCGTCTATCCCAAGTAAACTGTACTGGTCTAATTTTATTGATAAATTCTAAACCATAAGAAGAATCTATAATATCTTTTTTATCTCTTCTGTCTGATAAAGCAGCGATAGAAGTATCTGCACATCTTAAAGCATCAATACTGCCATTTCCTAATGTAATTTCATTACTAACATTAACAGCAGTTGGTGTAGAAGCGTTGCCGAGACACATATTATTACTACCAGTTGTAAGACCATCAGCAGAATCATATCCTAAAGCAGTATTATTTGAACCTGTTGTTATCTGTCCTCCTCCATCATGACCAATACCTACATTTGAAGCACCTGTGGTGTTTGCTCCTAAAGCACTTTGACCTACAGCAACATTAGTATCTGCGGTTGTGTTCGCTGTAAGAGCATATCTTCCTATTGCTACGTTGGAGTCACCCGTTGTATTAGCATCCAGTGCTGTGTCTCCTACTGCTGTATTAGAGTGTCCTGTGGTGTTAGCTAATAAAGAATAATAACCAACTGCTGTGTTGTTTGCTGCTGTTGTGGTGTTATTCATAGCAAAAGTTCCAACAGCCACATTCTGTGTTCCTGTTGTATTTTCTGTTAAAGCATCTTTGCCTACTGCTACATTAGCTGCACCAGTTGTATTAGCGTCTAAAGAACCCTGTCCTACTGCTACGTTGTTTGCTGCTGTGGTGTTTGCTTGTAAAGCATCTAGACCAACTGCCGTGTTGTTAGCTCCTGTAGTGTTACTGTCCATACAGTCATTTCCGACAGCAGTGTTACCTGCTCCTGTGGTGTTTGCTTTTAAAGAAAAAGCACCAACGGCTGTGTTGTTGGCTGCGGAGGTGTTAGCTAATAAAGCACTCTTACCAACTGCTACGTTATTAGCACCTGTGGTGTTAGCGTACATAGACCCTTGCCCAAGGGCTGTGTTAGAAGCACCTGTAGTGGTTGTTGCTCCTGACGTAGAACCTACGAAAGTATTATAATCGGCTGAAGTCTGTGCTGACCCTGTGTAATAACCTAAAAAAGTATTTTCTAAACCTGTGGTTAAAGTACCACCTGCTTCGTAACCGAATATAGCATTATCTCTACCAGTAGTTGAAGCGTCACTAGCGTTATACCCAACCACAGTATTACGATAGCCTGTGGTGTTTGCAAGTAAACTATCTTTTCCTATTGCTACATTTGAATGACCTGTGGTGTTAGCAGCCATGCTGTTACTACCAACTGATGTATTGCTTGCACCTGTAGTTGTTGCTCCCTGAGAATAATTACCTATTGCTGTGTTGTTAGTTGCGGTTGTGGCTGTTGTTAAAGCATCTCTTCCCACTGCTGTATTAGCACTCGCAGTAGTGTTCGCATCTAATGCACCAGACCCAACAGCCACGTTGTTTGTTCCTGTGGTGTTTGCTGCCATAGCATTATAACCAACGGCAGTATTTGGTGTTCCTGTGGTGGTTGCTAGTAAAGCATCTCTACCAACGGCAGTGTTGTTATCTGCTGTGGTAGCAGCATTTAAAGCACCTTTACCTACAGCTACGTTGTCATCGCCTGTTGTAGCCGTTGCAAATGCACCAGACCCTAGAACAACATTATTTGCTCCTGTTGTATTAGCTACTCCCGCATAACGCCCTACAAAGGTGTTTTGTGAACCTGATGTATTTGCTGTTCCAGCATTAGAGCCGATTGCTGTGTTAAAACTAGCTGTGGTTATTGCGTCACCTGCATTAAAACCAACTAAAGTATTTTCATCTCCAGTAGTAATAGCCGTACCTGCTTCATCGCCAACTGTTACGTTGTAGTTACCACCAGAAGCAATGCTGTTACCTGCGTTGACACCTGCTATGTAGTTTGATGTTCCAGCCGTTACTGTTGATTG